TACACGAAACGCAAGCCGAGCGCCCACTATTTGTTGCATCTGTCTTGCGTCAAGCTCTGGTTGAAATGCGGTTATAGACTGCGGCATCCTGTGCCAAACAGTCTTTCTTAATCCTAAATAGGTATACTCGGCCGCCATTAATATATTACGTACAAGCCTCAAGGCTTTTTGAACCTCAAAAGACGCTTCCCTGTCGCCAGGTATGTGTCCCGTTGCACCATCGTCGCGACTCCTTCCGTAACCGTAGCAATCTATGTTGTAAACTGTTTCGGACGCTTGGCGCTCTACTACGTTGCTTTTACTAGGATCGAAACTCGAATTGTCGAACCAAACGTTAACAAGCGGGCTTGTGTCGACAACCTCATTAAGAAATTCTTCCCATGGATTCGAACGCTCTGTAAATATGCGAAGTTTCCAATCGTTCGGATCTTTTCCCGCATCTGTTGCGAGCTGCATCTGGCTAGCTATCTCGGTCGTGAGTATGGCCGCTATCTGATCGCGAACTATCTCAAAAGTATCTTGTTTATCTATTAACGTTGATATGGTCATACCACGTATAACTCCAACATTAATGTAATTAATCCCAGCGCTCTGTCTGGATTAGATTGTGATACTTTAAACGTAAACGGGTTGCCGTTGATATCGTTAAATTGCACAATCCAAGGTTTTATTCCCGCGTCTGCTATCCCGCGGGGCAATGTTAGCCCTGCAGCAATAATTGTGCTTGTTCGTATCGCTACGGACGCAAGGCGGCCACTTACGGCTATTCCAGTATCAGGATCGATTATTTGCGAAATATCGACTGAAAAACCCGTAAGTGGTCTGACTGTTCCCGAAGGGTCTGTCAAAATTATGTCGTAACCAAAGCCCCGGTCCTTATCTTCTAGGATAAGTCCGAGGTCTGCTTCGGCTTGTTCGCGAAGTCCCATCTTTTAAGCTCGGCCGATGTGTTTAGATTTTATGAACGCTTTGAACGCTACTTCGCCACCGGATAGGTCTTTTGCTTCAATCTTTTCGCCTGCCGCTATAATCCCGCGTTTAGTTGTTATCGCTTTTCGAGGCATGACTTTAAAGCCTGTTTCTTCTGGAGCTTCTTCGGGTTCGGTTTCCCCGGGGGCTTCTTCGGCTTGCTTTGCTTTAAAATCTTTTAGAAGGCTAGACAATTGACTGTTGTTTAAGTCTTTTGTTTCCGGCGTTTCCATCTTTAGCTGCGCGCAAATTGTTGCGATAGCGAGGGTTAATTCTTTATTACTGGCCATGGTATTTATTCCCTATTTATAAAAAGGCTCGGGGCGAACCCCGAGTAATTAGTTTATTTTAAAGCTGAGTAATTAAACATCCGTACGTATCAATTGCAGTCGGGATTATAAGTGGTCTTGCACCTACGCCACCATACAATTGCTCGCCGTCATTTGTCAGCCATGCGTTAGTAAACAAATCCATTCCGCCAGCTGAGTTACTTAAACGACCTGGCAGCTCTGGTAATAAGTTAGTAGATTGACCGCCGACTAGCGTTCCAATGTTCGGGATCGCGCCGAACGTTGCGTCCATTCGACCTTGAGAAGCGCGCACAACGACATTGCCCGGATCAATAAATTGAGTCTTGACACCGTCCGACGGATTAGTGTAGCGCCCGCCATAAGTCCACAAATCAAAGCTATAATTTCCGATTTCAATCATTCCGCGATAGTTACCGCCGCCGCCGCGCATTTGCATGGGTGCGATAGTACCTAAATCAATACGTCTGATATCATATCGCTTCTGCACGTCCGCATTAGAAATAAACTTTTCAAACGCAACCGCGCCCATGATTATTTGGTCGGGGTCGAGCAGGCCATCGTTACGAATTGCTTCGGCTAGCTCTTCAATATCGCCAATCATTTCCGCGCCCGTAGCAGTAGCCCACGAAGTCCCGGCTGTTGGAAAGTGCGAGGCTTTAGGCTTATAATCTAAGACATAAAGCGCAACGCCATCTGAGTCCGTTAGCGTTAGTTCGCCAGTCTGCAAAACTTGCGACGCCTGTAGCTCCACGGAACGCCTAATTTTTCGTTCAATCTTGGTAATGCCGTTGAACAAACGTAAAATTACGTTAGCTCTAAAGTCGGGCGCCTCAAACGGATTTTGCCCTGGCATACGTTTAATTAAATCAAACGAGTTAAGCGGAATTGCTTCCTTGTGAATTGGCGGTTTAAAACCTTTATTAGTGTAGAGGTCTTCCGCGTTCATTCGGTAACCCGTGCTCAGGTCTTGAATAACGATTGAGATATCTTCGTCGCAACGAACAATATCAATTTCTACTTCTTCAGTAGTATGGAAATTTTCAGGCGGGCTCTGAAAGAACCCAGACAAAAACAGCATAGGTTGCGCCATCGACATGTAGGCCGCTAGCATACGTTTAGTAGTTGAACCGCTCATTTTATGCGCTCCTATTTAGCGATTATCAAGAGTGTTTAGTTCTTGAACATCGACTGAGATTAAAGAATAGTCGCGTAGCTGGTCTAAAACTGCAGCGTCTACGTTTGAATTGTCGGCGTCGGCGTCAATAATTAAACGGCCCAAACGTACCGATCCGGATACCATCGCACGCACTGGCACATCGCCCGCACCCGTAGACGTAACCGGGTAAGTTAGTACCGCTTTAGGTATACCGTTACCGTTACTTGAACCGCCTTTCACAAACGGGATTAATTTTAAAGTAGAGGAATTACGCGCTAAAATAGTGCCCTCTAATACAGTGGCAACACCCGCAAAAGTAAGCGGCTCGTTACTAAACTGCGCATCTTCTAAAATAACGCTGCCTAGATCAACATCGGTGATAGTAATATTCGCCATGATGTTATACTCCTAAACCGAGACGGGCTTCGATTAAGCCGACTACGTCGCCGCCCTTATCATCATTACTCTCGGTGTTTGCTGCATCACCCGCGTTAGCTTCGAGATTGTCCTTATCTCTTGCGTTAACGTCTGAGCGATTCATACCAAAAGTCATGTATGTTGCTGACAGAGTGGCCGTCATAGCGTCGCCGTTTCTTATTGAGGCGTTGGCGGTTTTAATATCGCCCGAGCTTTCGCCCATAACTAGATGCGCCGTGACTCTATCGCGTTCTTCTACTACGCCCTGCTGCACCGCCGCCGCGAATGTGTCGGGGTGCTGGGATTTTAGATCTTTAAGGTCCATTTTAGTGGCCTCCGGTTGATTCCCGCTGTTGGCGGTGGTTGTGGTTTTGATAGTTTTAACTGCCTTTGGCGAGCTGGTCGCCACGGCGTCAATCATACCGCGTTTTACTGCTTCGTTAGCTAAGACGGTTCCGCCTCGGCCAAAATCTGCGTTTACTTTTTCGGCTGTCGTGCCACGGCCTTGAGCGATGGCGTCAACAAAAATTTCGTGCATAGCGTCAAGTTCTTCGCGAACCATGGCCACGCCTTCCTCCGTGCGCACATTAGGACGCTTTTTAGGCGCGTCCGTGCTAGTGATACTGATTTCGTTTTCGTCGTCGTAGAATGTCGCCACGACGCCAACGCTACCAATTCGAGCCGCTATGTTAGACGCGACAACTTCGTCAGCTTGCGTGGCCATAGCAAAAGCGGCAGAAGCCCCCACGTTAGAAATTATTGCTTTACTTGGTTTTGTAGCGGATTGCATCGCGGCCAGCATATTAAACAGCCCATCGAACCCGCCGCCAGGGCTATCGATTTCGTATACAATGTTAGTGACCGAATCGTCGCGCTCCGCTGTATCGATAGCCGATATAATTTCCGGATAAGTTGTATTACCACCGCCGAATATCATAGCCATAAAACTGGGCTCTTGAGTCATTACGCCCCTCACTGATATTTGCGCGTTATCACCCGCAACCGTTAATAGCCTATTGTTACCGCTTGAAACGTTCTCAGTGCTAAACTGAGCATCGAATTGCGCTTGCTGTTTTGCTGTAAATTTAAAGCCCGATTTTTCGGCCACTTGCATGGCTTGGCGGACGCCAGCTTCTAATAACCACATAAAAATGATCCTCTTGTTCTTTGCATACTAGCTTTTATTTTAGCACTCGTCAAAATCTTTGCTTGCTTAGCTATCATTGCGGCCCTGTTTATCCTCAAGCATTGCCTCGATGTCTCCCATGCTGTCCGCTGCAGATAAAGCGGATTGGGCTTCTTCTTCGCCGAACTCCTGTCTGAATTCTGCCATGGGTCTAGCGGCCTCAACTTTCAGTTCGTTCTCGCGTTTCAATCGCTTAATGTTTTTACTAAACTTAGTGCCCGTGGTTATGCGGGCCTCGCGCGCGTTCGTGCTCCAACCCTCATCTGTGAGTATCTTAGATCCCTTCGCTTGCTTAAGCATGTCCGTCGATGGCTTTATAGATCCATACCATTCCGTCAAGGTCCACGCGCCAAATATGTCGTATTCGCTCGGCGTTCTAAACGCTTGCAAAAATCCCGGCGCGTTAATTTTCTGTAATAGGGTCTCGCTAATTAGCCAATCAATGTATATGGGGCTGCAGAATGTTTCTCCGAAGTCACCCCATGTTCTATTGATTGCTATTTTAAATTCATTGATTGCCGCTTGGCTGGCGCTGTAGTTATTTGAAAACGATAGCCGCAGCACTTCGGGCGGGATTTCTAAAGCCCACGCTATTGACTGGATTATCGCCTCTTCAAATTGGCCGAAGTTTAGGTCCGTGCCTTGACCGCCGAGCAAAACAGGTTCCTCGCCTGTCTGTAACTCTTCCATGACAACGCCGGGTATCTGGTCCGCAACATTAAATCGGCGTTTAGTTCCGTCCGGTTCGGTCACTTGAGCGGTCCCTCTGCGCACTGCGCCGCCGGTGACAGGTAGCGTCCCCATCTTGTCCTCTGTTTTTCTAATAAACATGGCAAGCATGGAATTGTTTAACGCTTTACGCTGGGTAGAATCCCGGTATCTGTCGATTTCTTTTAGTGACTGCATGACGATAGCTAGCAACGGTTGCCCGCGTAGTTCGTCGAGTCGTTTATCAGTGCCATATATTAGCCATGATATTTTACGCCCCGAGCGTTCGGACTCCGCCGCAATTCGTTTAGTGGAACCATCATCTTGATTTATCCAGTGCGCTACTACGCGACCTAAGCCGTCAAGCTCAACGCCGTGGCGTATCTTGTGACCATTGCGAAGCGATCCGTAATCGCCAAGCGGCGTTCGTACTTTGCTGCCGCTTATCAATTGGATCATGGGTAATTTTGTTTGTGGTGACTGACGGATAACGACAAGCACGTCCCCGCTGACTAATGCTTCTAGTCGAGCCGTGCGCTGGATAGCGCCGAATGTTGACTTCTTTTTATAATCACATAAGGTTGGCCCTTTGCCCCAGATACCAAAACGGTTTTCTGTGGTCTCTGACCATTCGTTGAGACTCTCCTCTGCGACACCGATGATACTTTCATCCGGGCAGGACTCGGGACTTAAACCCGTGTTTATTTCGTTAGTAACTAGCCGTCGTACAATGCCGCGAGCATATAGATTCTCTGTGAACAACTGAGCCGAGCGCGCGCGAAGAGTCCAATAGTCCACCTGGTGTATCTGCGTTATGCCAAAACCGCCAGAGAATTTACCCCCGTCAAAAATAGAATCTTCGTAAGGAGAAGGCGAATTTTGTCCCGCATAGGCTGACGGGTTCAAGTTGTCCACGGACAAAGGCGTCGGCCCCGAAACGTGTTCAAAAGTGCCGTCGCTTGCTAGCTTATAATGTGGTTTTTTACTTACCATCCCGGCCTCACTATCACCGCGCCACCACTCAACCTGGCTTCTAAAGTAGCGCATCGATTATACAAAGAATCCAATGTCTTATTAAGCGCGCTTAAATCTAGTTTAGTGACCGTCTGACGGCTCTGGCCTGTGTCGAGCGTATAGGATTGCACGCCATTACCCAGCGCTAACAAAGCGTCTTCGTAAGCAACTATCATTAACTTGGTTGCGTCTATTCTGCCCTGTAAAAAAGTACGTTCCATTACATGACCGGCCCCGTGATTTGATTGAATAAAATTAAATCTGTAGAATTACAGTATACGTATTTATGTACTGTAGTAAAGTTTTTCATTTTCGATGTAATCCCAGAACGTTGGCCAGTCAATTGTTTCTAGCTTAAAATGCTGTATACAAATAGCCCACGCCATTATCTCAACTGCAGCGTGGCCATAGACTAATAGATCCCAAAGCTCGTTATGAGCGTTTCCGGGCCTATGCCAAAAGTAGGTTACTATTCCTTTTTCGTCTTTTTGCTCGCGCCTAGTTTCAACGGTTAATTCTTTTAGCTGCTTGTCTGTAATGTCCACCGGCGCGTTAAAATGGTATTTCTTTTGTTCACCCGCGCCCTCTTCCCATTCCCTCCGTAGTACGGGGGCTATTCGGTCCTTGTAGTGATCAACTAAAATTCTGTAACCTACCGTACCTGCCTGGGTTGTAAACTCCGCAAATTCTTTTATCGTTTGATTCTTAGCGGTGCGATTGCGGCCAAGAATAGGGTAAACACCAGAGGCATAATCCGAACAAAAAGTTGTCACTGTATCGTTAGAATATCCAGAGTCTATCAACGTTATTGCAATTCGATACTTGACTTCGTCGTCGGCGATATATTCTTTTTCTTCGATTAGTTCTCGCAATCGGCCCCAGACGGGGCTAGTTAGTTCGCCGCAGTCGTCATCACTGCCCTCTGTCTCAAAACGCCAGTAATCTATCACATAGGGCTTAGTGTCCCGACACCAGCCAATTACTGATACAGCTAAATTCTGTTTGTGAACATCAACTAAACAAGTCAAAAATAAAATTTTAGAACCCGAATGTATCGAGGCGTAGTTATTGGGTATTTGACCTAGTCTGTATGCTGGCCTGCGGTGCGCGGACACACTAGCAAATCTAATTTTAGAGCCCATTATCTCGAACGGCTCGGCCAGAACGTTGTTGTAAAAAACTTGATATAGTCCAACGTCTTTCACTTTT